AATATATTATGAAATTGTTAAGTGAATATTGGGGCGAAAATGAGCTTGAAAATCGCAAATCCAAAGTGTATTTGGTAGAGAAGTGGAGCGCAGTCTCCCAAGCATATGTACGTGAATATGTTGTAGAGTTTATCACCAAGAATCTAAAAGTATCAAGATCATCACCACACATGGAAGTGAGAATCTTTCATGATTCTATCCAAAAGGCTGAAAACAGAGCAGAAAATTGGGTAATGGGTGTTGACAAATAGTGAACTATCCTTTATTATAATTAATAACTAGAAAGGATTTTCATGACAGAATCATATTCATTTGTATCTCGTAAAGAAGATAAGTGGGCCTCTTTACTTATTAAAAGTGGTAAGTATGAAGGTATCATATATCAGTATGGTAAGGTATCAGTACCAGAAGAAGAAAATGATGATGGTAATATGCCGCTATCATTCAAGTATAACATTCTTGACTACAATGGTCACACAAAAGAATCTCTAGAAGAAACACCAGACTTTGCAAATGTTCTTGGTGATATTCTGGTAGAAATATTAGATGAACAACTAGCTGAAGGTAATTTAGAATATGCAGACGATTGAACGAACCGCTCTTACACAACTCGTAACAAATGAGAAGTATGCAAGAAAGGTTCTGCCCTTCATCAAGGGAGATTACTTTTCAGATAGAACAGAAAGAACTGTATTTGAAGAGATTACAAAGTTTGTTGATAAGTATAATAAAATACCTACACAAACCTCTCTGGAGATAGAGGTTCAAAGTCGTAAAGACCTAAATGAAGATGAATACAAAAAGGTTGTAGAGGTAATCAAAACTCTAGAATCAACTGATGTAGACTTTGATTGGCTTGTAGATACTACTGAGAAATTCTGCAAAGATAAGGCGGTGTACAATGCGATTGTTGAAGGTATTTCTATCATTGATGGAAAAGATAAGAATAGAGGTGCAGATGCTATTCCAAACATTCTCACAGACGCCCTTGCTGTGGGTTTTGATAATAGTGTGGGGCATGATTATTTACGAGATTCAGACTCTAGATTTGAGTATTATCATACGGTAGAAGAGAAGATTCCATTTGACTTGGACTTCTTCAATCGTATAACAAAGGGTGGATTACCCCCAAAGACTCTCAATATTGCACTTGCTGGTACTGGTGTTGGTAAGTCACTGTTTATGTGTCATATGGCTGCAAACTGTATGAGTCAAGGTAAGAATGTACTCTATATCACACTGGAGATGGCAGAGGAACGCATTGCAGAACGTATAGATGCAAACCTAATGAATATCTCTATGGAAGATTTACATGACCTTCCAAAACAGATGTTTGAGGATAAGATACAAAAGATTATAAAGAATACTACTGGTCAACTTATAGTCAAAGAATATCCAACTGCATCAGCTCATTCATCACACTTTAGAGGACTGATCAAAGAACTTGCAATAAAGAAGAGTTTCAAACCAGACATAATCTTTATTGACTATTTAAATATTTGTGGATCATCACGTTTTAAAGGAGCAACCAATGTCAACTCTTATATGTACATTAAATCGATTGCAGAAGAACTTAGGGGATTGGCAGTTGAGACAAATGTACCAATTATGTCTGCAACACAAACCACTCGATCAGGTTTCGTATCTACAGATATTGGTCTTGAAGATACGAGTGAAAGTTTTGGTCTGCCTGCAACAGCTGACTTCATGTTTGCACTCATTAGTAATGAAGAACTAGATGAACTAAATCAGATTGCAGTAAAACAGTTAAAGAACCGATATAATGACCCAACTACAAATAAGAGATTTGTGATTGGTATTGATCGTGCAAAGATGCGATTGTTTGATGTAAAACTAGAAGAACAAAAAACTATCGTGGACAGCAATCAGACTATAGAGAATGAAAAGTTTGCAGAGCCTGTATTTGATAATACAGACTTTGGAAATGATTGGAAAGTATAATGCTAAGACACACTACGTATACAATACGTCCAATGTGGGCTGGAATGGGAACATGGACATACATAGGCGACTGTCAAACAGAATATGATGGTCATAATAAAAAGATGTGGCACTATCTGATAGCACCAGACAACACAAGAATTAGTATAGACAATTACTTTGGGCCTTATCATGTACCCTCATGGGAAGAGTTAGAAAATTTGATGATGGAACTTCCAAAAGCTAGACAACATTGTGAATCATTATGAGTGCAATACCAAAACAAGATGATGGATTTGTCTATTGGAAGTTTGATAATGATGTTGATTCCGATACCTGTAAAAAAATAATATCTATTGCAGAAAATAAATGGAAAACTGGAACAGTTAAGGGAAATTCAAAAAATAAAAGAAAAACAAAAATACACTGGACAACTGAGCAATGGTTATATGATCTTGTATTTGAGTATATGCACGCTGCAAATAAAAATTCTGGTTGGAATTTTGAGATAGATGGTGCAGAATCAATGCAGATTGGTAGATATGGTAAAGGATGTTTTTATAATACTCATAATGATGGTAATGGAACATCTCTTTATAATATTCCTGATAATAAATGGTTACATAATAAAACAAGAAAGCTGTCTATGTCTATATTACTAAATGATGATTATGAGGGCGGTGAACTAAATTTTCCAAATACTGAAGAACCTTTAATTGGGGGAAATGGTACAAAGGGAACTGTTATTGTGTTTCCATCATACCACTCTCATAGTGTAGAAAAAGTAACAAAAGGAATAAGATATTCGCTTGTCGTATGGTTTCTAGGTAAGGGGTTTAAATGAAAAAACGTATTCATGTAAATATGCACGTTGTAAAAAGAAATAACAAAACAGGAGAAAGAGAGCCTGTTCTAACGTGCAAAACATCTAAAAGTAATACCTATGGACATAGAGTAAAAATACATGGAGATAGTGAAGTAATCTATTCACCAGATAAACCATTGTCCTGTGGAGCTCGTGTGTGGGTAGAAACTAATTCACCAGTTACAGTAGATGAAACAAAGATAATATAAATAGAAACATGAGTAATATAGATTACAGTACCAAAATACCGAATAATGTAAACCTTGCAGATGATCGTAAGATACAACGTGCATTAGAGAAGTGGCAACCCGCCTTTATCTCTTGGTGGAATGACTTTGGGCCCAACTGGGCATCAAACGATGATATATTCCTACGTACAGCGGTCAGTGCAAATACCGATGGATGGGCCGTATTTGATTACGTCAAAATGCCTGACTATCGATGGGGTATATTTCTTGCAGACCCACAAAAGGATCGTAAGATTTCTTTTGGTGATTCCAAGGGACAACCAGTATGGAATGAAGTTCCAGGCGAGTATCGTGCAGACCTAAGACGTTTAATCGTCACACAGGGAGACACAGAACCCGCCTCAGTGGAACAGTTACAACACTTGGGTAAAACTGCACCAAGTCTATATGATTTACGTCAACTATTTCAAGTCAATGTAGAAGAGGGTAGACACCTCTGGGCGATGGTATATCTGTTGCACAAATACTTTGGTAGAGATGGTAGAGAAGAAGCTGACATGATGTTGTCTCGCCATAGTGGAGATGAAGACCAACCACGTATACTTGGTGCATTTAATGAGTCCACACCAGATTGGTTAGCGTTCTTCATGTTCTCTTATTTCACAGATAGAGATGGTAAGTTTCAACTCGCATCACTTGCTGAGTCTGCATTTGATCCATTATCACGTACTTGTAAGTTTATGTTGACAGAAGAGGCCAACCATATGTTTACTGGTGAGTCTGGTGTAATGCGTATTATTGATCGTACTTGTACACTTATGAAAGAACATGATGATGTAACAAAGCTAGGTGGAATACCACTTGACACAATACAGAGATACATCAACTTTCATTACAGTGTCAGTCTTGATCTGTTTGGTTCAGAAGTATCCACAAACGCAGCATCATTCTTTGCGAATGGACTCAAGGGTAGATATAGAGAAGAAACAATCAAGGATGACCACATTCTAACTACAGACCAACGATTAAATCTCAATGGAAAACTACAGGACGATTATATACTGGACTGTGAACGTGGGCTCAAGAGATGGAACAAGACTATAAAGAGTCATGGTATAGACTATGAACTTGCACTACCCGATAAGAAAATAAACCGTAGAGTCGGTCTATTTGCAAATGAAAGCCTCTATGGTAAAGACCTTCCTACAACCAAAGATAGAGAGTACGTAACATTTCTGATGAATCCAGTGATAGAGCCTGGAAAGTTTGCAAGTTACATATCCCCACCAAACAAAGGTATTCATGGTAATCCAATAGACTATGAGTACGTAAAATTCCACTAAAGGTCATTGACAATTAATCTTTCTACTGGTATAGTCTTAATATGAACTTTTATACAAACGTGCTCCAATGGGGTAATCAACTCTTTGTCCGTGAGGTCAAGAATGGTCAACGCATAAACTCCAAGATCAAATACTCACCTACTCTATTTTCTCCTGTAACTCAAGAGACAGGATATAAAACTCTTGACGGTACTCATGTTCTTCCTACAAAATTTGACAATATCAAGGAAGCAAAGGAGTGGATTGAGTCGCACAAAAGTCAGCCAGAGTTAGTATGTGGTAATACACAGTATCCTTACTGCTATATTAGTGACAAATACGATGGAACTGTCAATTGGGACATGGATCAAATACTGATCGTAACATTGGACGCTGAGGTGCAATGTGAGAACGGATTTCCAGACCCAAAAGCTGCAGATGAAGAGA